TGACAATGACAATGACAATGACAATGACAATGACAATGACAATGACAATGACAATGACAATGACAATGACAATGACAATGACAATGACAATGACAATGACAATAAATTCGAGTCAAGAAATGTCACCAAAATTGCCACTACCAAAGTTTTGGGAATAAAAAATTTTGTGGATAAGTCTGGATTTAATGTTGAAATCAAAGAAAATAAATTTATTGTATATAAAATTACCAAAACATATATTGATAAAATTATAAAAAATAATCAAGAAGATGCTTTTAATTTTTTAAATTTATACAGTTAATAAAAAAAAAATGAAAGTTATTATTTTTAAATTAAAAATAAGTTAAATAATTTAAAAATATTAATAATGGATATTGGTTGGACAATTTTAGGATTTGTATTAAGTATATTTTTTAGTATATTTTGTAGTGTAATTGTTATATTTATTTTTGCAAAAAAACATATTTTAACTAATATTAGTAATGATTCTTCACAGTTGGGTAATATTATGAAAAATAAGATATTATTTTATTTTAACAAATGGATATTAATTGGGACAATTATTTTGCTAAATATAGCTGGAGGATTTTTAGTATATTATACACAAAATTTAAAAATTGTAGTAGGAATAATAATTATTCTTAAATCAAAGGAAATAATGATGTCAATTATATTTGTATTTAATATAATTTATCTACATTTTTATAAAATTAAAAAAACTCCAACGTTAGAAATTTCAGATGAAATTGATAAGGTAGTTGCATTTGTTCCCATTTACAAAGAAAGTTTTGATCAAGTTAATAAAACTGTTGATTCTATATTAATGAGTAAATGTCAGTCTTTATTAACAGTTATTGTATCAGATGGACATGAGGATGATGGAAGTACAAATTATAAAAGTCTTCTTGAAAATACTGTTTGCGAGAAAAGTTATGAATATATATCATGGAAAAATGATGAGATTTCATGTGATGTAACTTTTGGTTATAGAAAAGATAAACCAATTATATTTATTACAAAAAAAGTAAATGTTGGTAAAAAAGACAGTATTATTTTGATGCATGATATTTTTAATTACACAAGATCTAATATAAATGATAAAACAAAAATTTTAATAGATTCAATAAATAATGATATAGTAGAATCATTTGGATTTAATAAATTTGATTATATGTTTTGTACAGATGGTGATACAATAGTAGATGAAAATGCTATAATATGTTTGATTGAGACAATTAAATCTAGAGGATCACTAGCTAGCTGTGGTATAGTAAATGTTGATAAACAAAGTTCTTGTAATAAAGATTCATTTTGGAATAACATTCAAAATTTTCAATATCTTTATGGTCAATATATAAGAAGAACAAATGAAGATTTATTTAATCAAGTTTTGTGTTTACCAGGGTGTATTAATATGATTAAGATTGATAAGAGTTATATTGAGGTATTAGAAAAGTATTCAACAATTCCACAAGATAAATTTGTAGAATCAACAGTTCAATTTGTAGGAACAGACAGAAGATTTACTAGTTCTATTTTATATACAATTCCTAATGTTAAAATCAATCAAGATATTAGAGCTCATTGTTATACTACACCACCAAGATCAATAAATGATTATTTATCACAAAGAAATAGATGGACTCATAATACATTCTTTAATTCAATGTTGAATATATGTAGTTCAAATATTAATATTGTAATAAGATTTTTTTGTGTAATTGATGTATTGAGAATGATTTTTGTGTATGCAAGATTATTTAATACATTATATTTTATATATATTTTGTCAGTTAATTATACACAAGCAGATTTTGTTAATCTTATTCCATATATTGTGTTAATGTCTTATCCATTTGTATGTTTCTTTGTTTATTCACTATTTAACTCACATTTAAGAAAATGTTATATTACTTTACTATTATATTATCCAATTAATAAAATTTTTTCAACGGTAATGACATTGATTACTTTTAGTCTTATGTTATTTAATATTGGAAATTTCAATTGGAAAATAAATTTAAAAAAATAAAAAAACTAATAAAATAAAAATGATTTAAATTTTGTATTATTTAATAATTAAAATGTTATTAAAAAATATTATTATACTGTCAGTGTCACTTGTAGAAATTGTATATAATCAAATTCCTGGATCTCCATTTGGGGATCCTTCAATTATTTGTCCGTCTACAGATGGAATATCTTATAAAGTTAATGGATTTACTAGTTCACCATTCAAGATTACACCATTTCTTGATCAATATAAGGAACCAAAAGAAGCAGAGCCAATTCATAAAGTTTGTAGAGAAGATGGACATTGTATATTATCATATGATATGATTGTAAGACAAATTCAATTAAGACCTTTTGATAATGCCGTTCCCGGATGTAAATCATTTTCTGGAACTTGGTTTTTATCTTATAATGGAGAAGTTCCTGGACCAACAATTAAAATGCCAGTAGGTCATGAATCTATTGTTAGATTTAGAAATAGAATTAACACTGAAACTGGATATTTTCGTGGATCTTATTCTCCATGTATTGCTTCTAATGGTAAATCAGGAAGACCAATTAGTGTTCATTTTCATGGATCTGCAAGTTTAGCTCCATATGATGGTTGGGCTGAAGATGTAACTTGTTTTGGAGAAATTAAAGATTATGTATATCCAAATAATCGTGCTGGAACAGGTTGGTATCATGATCATGCTCTACATATAACTTCAGATAATGCATATTATGGATTAGCAGGCTTTAAAATCACTTCAGCTAAATTAAAAGATGGTGGATGTGGTGAACCATGGAATCTTGAAGATATTGAAGAACATTCTCTTATTTTATCCGATAAAGTGTTGGATAATAAATGTCAACTTAAAATTGATCATTTTGGAGAACACGAAGATAATTTGTATGGAGATATTAACTTAGTAAATGGTATTCCATTTCCAGAAATGGATTTAGAACCAAAATGGATTAGGTTTAGAATTTTGAATGCAGCAGTTTCAAGACCATATTTATTCAAAATCAAAGATCATCGTTTAAATGATATTTCTCAAAGAATTTGTAGAGTGATTGCAACAGATGGTGGATTTAGAAGAAGTCATATTGCTTTCCCAGTTGAGGGATTGTATATCGGTGTTGCTGAAAGATATGAAATAGTATGTAATTTTCAAAATTATAGAGATAGAACAATTTATTTTTGGAATGATTTTAATAAAGATATTATGAAAGATGTTCCATATTTTTGCCATTCACATTTGATTTCAAGAATTAAATTTAGAAATAGTACAGAAAATCCAAATCCACCAGTATTTAATACAACATTAACTGAACCAGATCCAGTTAAACCTATATTTACTGTACTAACTAAACAAGATATGGATGCAGCACTTGCGATGGCAAATGCTGATCAATATCATCGTGAAATGGTATTTGGAAGATCGAATGGGATGTGGACTATTAATGGAGAGACGTGGGATTCAGCCAGAGTTGCTGCAAGTGACGTTGGACAAAATACATGGGAAGTATGGAAGTTTAAAACCGGAGGAGGCTGGTTTCATCCAATTCATATGCATTTAGTTGATTTCTTTTTACTAAGACGTAAAGGAGGGGCTTCTACAGATGTAAATAATGGACTAAGAACCAACGAAATTTGGTCTCCAAAAGATGTATTTTATTTAGGACCAAGTGAAGAAGTTTATGTATTAGCTAGATTTGGAGCACATAAAGGAGATTACATGTTTCATTGTCATAATTTAATTCATGAAGACAGAGACATGATGCGATCTATGCATATTATGAATTCAAATGAAACAACTAACAATCCACTTTCAGCAAGACCATTTGTAATTAATAGACTTTATAATTTAGTTTATAATAATTGGAAATATGATGATCCTATGTTAGGAGAAACAGGTCCTAAACCAAGTAATTTAGTGAGAACATTTTCACTTCAATATGTAAATCAAACATTATATAAAAATTTATATAGAATTTTTTATCCAAGACCATCAGATATTGTTTACATGAGAGGAGCAAAAAATCCTTGGCAATCACAATGGTGTTCTTTAATAAATTAATAAAAAAAAAATGATTTAAATTTTATTATTAAATTATTTAAAATAATAATGAAATTTCTAGCTTTAGTATTAGGTGTTCTGACATTTGTATCAGTTGTTTTGGGTCAGGCTTGTCCTGTAAGATGTCCAAGTTGTACAAAATGCGATGAAAAAAAAGGAACATGTAGTGTAGCAAGAGATTTTGTTACATGCACAAAGTCCACTGTTCCTGGTGTTTGTTTTGCAGGAACATGTAATACTAAAATCAGTCTACCAGCTATTAGAGCTGCAAATAAATGTCAAACTTATACATGTCCTGTTCAAGGAGAATGTCAAGTTGTTACTGCACCAGATGGAACTGACTGTACTCCAACTAATGCTATTGATTGGGAAAGTGTCTGTATTAGTGGTATTTGCTCTAGAATCTTCCTTGGAGTTGGCGAAGAATTTCCACTTCAAAATGTTGGTTGTGTAGGAAAACCAGATGGAAGTGTTTGTGATACTAATCATAATTATATTGATGGAGAAACATGTCAAGGAGGTATATGTAAATTTCCAAATGGTAATTATTATGGATATGTTCCAGTTACTCCACAGACACCCGTTTAAATTGAAATTATAATTAACAAAAAATATAAAAAATACAAAAAAAAAAATGATAATATATTCATTTATTGTAATTATAAATGAATATCTTAAAATTGTTGTTATTACTTTTAACTACATATCAAGTAAAATGTCAGTTAAATATTGATTCTAATTTTGTTTTAAAAAGTCAAGATTCAATAGTAAATAAAATAAAACTTCCAAAATGGAAACCAAAAACAGAAAAATATGATCCGACACTTGTAGATTGGCAAAGTGTTATATCTGGGTGTAAAGCATCTTGTAGATTTGATAAACGTTTATGTAATTTTTATGTTAGAGCAGCAGCACATGATTCGTTTTCTATATCAGAAGGTTTTGGTGGAGCAGATGGATCTGTTTTATTAACACAAGATGAAATAAGACGACCAGAAAATAACTATGATAGTTGGGCTTTTTTATTATCTAAAAATGCGTTGGCTTTAGCTAAAAAATATAATACATCTGTTGCAGATGTTATAGCAGTTTGTGGAGCTGTATCTACAGAATATCTTGGAGGTCCAAAAATAATTAGTTATGATTATCAAAGTTTTGGGAATATAAACCAACCATTTTTAGTAGGTCGTTTTGATTCTATTGAACCAAATCCACCAAATAAACTACCAGGGTCAAATATTAATCTTACGAGTTTTGCAAATTTTGCAAAGAACAAAAATTTAACAATGGAAGAAATAACTGCATTAATGGGTTCTCATAGTTTGATAGATGATAATGGTTGTAAAAAACCAAATGGAAATAATTGTGATCCAACAAAAGAATCATGTTTGGATTTGAATATGTATAAATGGTCGAATAAATATTATAAAGATGCATGTTCACCAAATATACGTATTAATAATCCACCAGTTAGAAGTAGTGAACCATTAAAAACATTAGAATCATTAAGAAAACATAATATGTGCAAGTTTACCAGTACAGAATTAAGAAGTCGTTCTATGGACATTTTTGATCAAGAAATTAAAACGATATTAGGAAATCCAGAACCAGATGCTTTAGTATTAGATTTAGATACGGAAATGGAGGATGTATCATGGTTTAGTAAAAATTTAACTTCGAGAAAATGGATTTATACAGTCCATGATGCATGGATGGGTAAAGCATGTCAAAGAAAAGTAAAAGCAAATATTGATTATCATAATTATGGAAATGTAGTAAATATAGGTAATTCTATGAATAATTTTAAAAACAATGCTACATATTGGAATGAAATTTATATAAGAGCTTATAAAAAAATGGTAAATATAGGTGCTAATTGGAGTGTCAAAATGTCAATAACAGGAGACGAATGTCCATCTGGATACATATCAGCATTAAAAACTTTAACATTAGATTGTAGTAAATGCGATGAACGATCAAGACGAGATGGAACTTATAATTGTAATAGAAATTGTAAATGCAAAACAGGTATGTCAAATAGTGTTAAATTTTATGAATAATTAATATTTTATGAAAAACATTAATTACTTTAAATATTTAATTAATAAATAATATAATGCAATTAAAATTAATAAATTTCCAAGATAAAATATTCTATCATTTTTTAATAAAATTTCGTTTAAATGTTTTGACCAAGAAATATTTGTATCTTTATTAAATAAGTCTTCAAAAAAATCTATGAAACTTGTTGATGTTTTTTGTGAAAAAGATTGTATAGGACCAACAGTCTGATTTGCTTTACCTGAAATATCAGATTTTAATTCTTGTTGTTGAATTTTTTCTATTTGTGATTCTAGAGATTCTCCACTAAATAATGTGCTTTTTGGTTGTTGTAATATAGGAACTGGATTAAATAGTTGCAATGCTGGATTTGGGAGTTCTGTCTGTAGTTTACTTTGAGAAAGCTGATCCCTTTCACTAGACATTATTTTTATTTAAACTTCCTTTTATTAATACTTAGAAAAAAAAAATAAATTTATTAATATAATATTACAGAGACAAAGTAAAGATAAAAGTTTATAATGTCTACAAACTCAACAAACTCAACAAACTCAACAAACTCAACAAACTCAACAAACTCAACAAACTCAACAAACTCAACAAAATTTAAAAGACCATCTTGGGATGAATATTTTTTAACTATTGCTAAATTAACAAGTGAAAGAAGTAATTGTATTAAAAGAAAAGTAGGTTGTATTATAGTTAAAAATAATAGAATTTTGTCATTAGGATATAATGGAACTCCGAGAGGAACAAAAAATTGTTATGAAGGTGGATGTAAAAGATGTATGGATCAATATACGAATGCTATTTCGCAAGCTGGTACACATCTTGATTTATGTATGTGTTTACATGCTGAAGAAAATGCTATGTTATATGTATCACAAAATGATTTAGATGGTGCAACGATGTATGTAACATTAATTCCATGTATAGGATGTGTAAAAAAAATTATACAATGTAATATAAAAAAAATTATTTATATAGAAAATTATTCATTGGAATTGGATAAAATGTCAATTGAAATGTTATCTAAAGTAGGTATAGAAATTGAAAACATTAATTTATAAGAAAATAAAATTGAAATTAAATTATTGATTATTTAAATTAGAATTTAATATGAATAAATCAAATTTGCTATCTGAAATAGATATGTTAAAAGTTGATATTCAGTATTTAATTGATAAAAAGAAAACACAAAATTTATTAAAAGATGAAGTATCAAAAATTGATAATGAAAAAAAAATAAAAATGGATAGACTTAAATTAATTAGAGAACAATTAAAAAATATTCAGAAAAAAGAAAGAGCAGAACTTCAAAAACAAAATGAATATAATTCTGTAATTAGAACATTGAATTCACTTGATTATCAATATGCTAAAAGTAGAGGTACTTCTCAAGCTATGGAAAAAGCAAGAAAAGCTAAGGAAGATAGAGATTTGGCAAGAGAAAAATATCTTAATATATTAGAATTAGAAAAAATGTATAATTCGTTGGATACTCCTACTTTTCCTGGAATGTTATTTTTACATCCAAATATTATTAAATCATATGGTAAATGTCCATATATAAATATTGATTTTGAAAAAGATACAACTGAAACATTATATAATAATAGAAAAGAATGGTTAGAAAAAACTAGTGATAAAGGAGAAGAATATATGAAAATGTATAATATGTTAATAAAACAAGAAGATTTAAAAATTTTAACAGAATCTTTATGTAAACAGGATGATGAGATAGATTTATTTATTACAAAATTATTAAATGATGATCAGTATAAATTATATATTGAATCTAAATCTTTTATACAAGAATATGTTAATTGTTTAATAAAATCTAAGAAAATTAAGGAAAAGTATAAAATGTTAATTTATAATTTATCTATATTACTAGAAGAAACAAATATAAATATTCATGAATATATAAGTTTAAAATATAATCATAATATTGTAGTTAATGATTTAAATAGAAAAAAAGAAAAAGACGAGTCTAATAAAATACCTAAAGAATTAAAAGCAATTTATTCTTATGAATTTGATAATAAAGTTAAAAAATATAAAGAATTAAAAGATACTATTGAAAAAATGATTAAATATAATCAAAATACATTAAAAAATTTGAATAATGAATTGTATGAATATTTATTAAAGTCAAGTAAAAAAAACAATATTAAAAAACAAGCTCAAGAAGGAAAATATTTTAAAAAATGGACTCAATTAACAACAGATGAAAAAATTGATAGATTAAAGTCATATTCTAATTATTATGTTAACCAAATTTATGAAATTACATATCCATTGGTAGAAAATGTTAGTGAAATAACAACAAATTTAGATAAAAAAAAAGAATTAATAGAAGAAGCTATTCATGCTCATAAAGAAAGTCTTGAAAAACTATTAATAGATGAATTAAATAATAAAAATATTATATATAAAAATATTAAATGGAATGTGAAACTTGGATATATAGAAAACATTTATAATTTAAAATATTCATCTAATTTACAAGAAACAAATCCATTTACTATTCAAAAAAATAAAGAAATTAAAACATCTGGTATAAAGAGAAAAGCAAGTAATAAATCTGTAATAACAAAAGATATTGAAAAAATTATTAATGAACAAATTTTATTATTTATAGTTTCTGAAACACAATCAAGTGAAATACAAGAGACAAAATCTATTGGTTTATCAATTAGTCAAGATTCAAATGTTAGTAAGAGTAATGAAAATAGTATAAAAAATAAAATGTTAGAAACAATAAAAAATAAATTAAGAATTAAAAAATTATCAAAAAGTGATAAAGATAGTATTTGTAAAAAATACGAAGAAATGTTAGAAATAGTTAAAAATAACAAAACTGACTAAGTTTAATTTATAAAAATAACTTAATGATATATTATAGTTATTTTTATGGGTGGTATAAGTTTCATAATTTATGATACAAAAGAATTTTCAATAAATAATGAATTTATTAAATCTTTTAGAAAAATGGTCCATAGAGGATCTGAATCAAATTTTAATATTGAGACAACTATTCCAATAAATCAAAATAATTTAGATCAAATTAAATATACATTAACAAGAAACGATATTGCAAATTATAAACAATTAGGATTTATACAGGGATGTCATAGAATGTGTATAAATGATTTGTCTTGTGATGCTAGTCAACCATTTGAAGATCCTATCATTCATAAAGTCAAAAAGTATCCTGAATTAAGAACTAGAGTTCATAGAAAATTATTTTGTAATGGTGAAATTTATAATTATAAGGAATTACTTGAACAAGAAAAATTTACAGAAAGAGATTTGCAATCATGTAGTGATGTTGAAATAATATTACCATTATATATAAAATATGGTTTAGAAGAAACAATAAAAAAATTAAAAGGAGATTATGCCTTTATTTTAACAGAAAATTTAAAAACATATGATTTAAAGTCTATAAATATTTATGCTGTTAGGGATATATTAGGATTAAAACCATTATATATGATTAAACATAAAAAATATATTTTCTATATGTTTGTTTCTGAATTAAAAGGAATACCAAATTATATATTGAATGATTCGAATTATGAATTATGTGAAATTCCTCCAGGAACATATTGGTCATTTCAAAATAGTATAATTGAAAAAAATTCAGATGAATTTATAAGATATTCTGATTGGAATTATTATAAATCATTAACAAATTGTACTATAAATAATGCTTTACCAGAAACAATTTCTAATTTATATAAAAATATTAATGAAAAACTTACATTATCTGTAATATCAAAATATAATTTATCAGATAGACAAGTTGGAATATTATTGTCTGGTGGGTTTGATAGTTCTATTATTTTAAGTATATTGATTAAATATTTATCAGAATTTGATATGGAAAGTAAAAAATACATATATGTATTTTCTATTGGTGAGTTAAACGAAAATGAAATAATACATTCAGAAAAATGTGTAAAATTTTTAGAAGAAAAGTACAATATAGATATTCATCATCATATTATTTCTTTACAAGAAATTTCTCAATTTACAAAAGAAATAGAAAATGCTATAATGATTACAGAATCATTTGATATTAGAACAATAAGATTAAGTTTACCATATTTATTTTTATTTAAATATATTTCTGAAAAAACAAAAGTAAAAGTGTTGTTAACAGGAGAAGGATTAGATGAATTGTGTGGCTATAAAGAATTTGACAAATTATCCGATGAATTATATCAATCTAAAAGTGTAAAATTATTAAAAAATTTAAGTAAACATGATTTATCAAGATGTGATAAATTAGCATCGTATTATAAATTAGAGTTAAGACATCCTTTTTTGGATAGTGATTTCTTGGAATTGATATTAAGTATACATCCAAAGATTAAAAGACCACAAATTTATAATATATTAAAAAAACCTATAGAAAAATATATTATTAGAAAAGCATTTGATATAAAAGACCAAAATGAAAATTCATATTTACCATATGATGTTCTTTGGAGAGGAAAAGAAGATATTACTAATTCTTTTATAAAATTTAATGATAAAATAGATGAATTTTTTACTAATAGTAAAGTTACAGAAAAAGATTATTATATGGAAATATTTAATAAATATTATCCAAATTCACAAAATATAATAGGTAAATATTGGGAACAATTATGGGAATCAATTTGAAAAAACATCTTATCTTAATTTCGAGGTTTCCGTGGTAATATTAAACTTGGTCCAAGAGTAATTTTTTTCTTAGCGATTGTAAAATTTAAGTTGTCGTTTAAATATCTGTTTAAATATATTTAAAATATATAAAAGAATGGATCATATAAGTGATGTATTAACCGCAATATTTGTAACAGAAAATCACAAAAGAAAATCAAAAAAATTAGATAAAGAAACTCAATTTTCAGATGAATACAATAATGCTGGTACTACAAAAAAGGATCAAAATATTGGAACAGAATTAATTTATGATACACAAGAAGTCAAGGAAGAAAATAAAGAAGAAGTAGGAGAAAAAGTAGAAGAAAAAGTAGAAGAAAAAGTTGCAGAAGAAGTTGCAGAAGCAGAAGTTGCACAAGAACAAGTAGCACAAGAAGAAGTTGCAGAAGAAGTAGCAGAAGTAGCAGAAGTAGCAGAAGTAGCAGAAGTAGCAGAAGTAGCAGAAGTAGCAGAAGTAGCAGAAGACGTAGTAGAAGAAGAAGTAGCAGAAGACGTAGTAGAAGAAGAAGTAGCAGAAGAAAATAATGCGGATAAAGTAAAAGAAAAAGACCAACCAAAAAGTGAAAAGGAAGAATTATTATTAAAAAAAAAGAAAAGGACATCTAAAAAAAATAAAAAATCTGAGGGGATGTCATTAGAATCTTTAAATAAATTTAATATTAAAAAATATATTTTAAAAGCAAATGAAATATATAAAAAAAATATTATGATCTATGATATTGATATCAAAACTTCAATAGAATTATTAAGTGATTTATTACATAATTTAAGTTTAATGACAAATGTAAATAAGATTTACAATAATTCAATTAATATATTAACATCAAATGATAATAAGAAATATTTTAAGAAAATGTTATTAGACAATCCATATTTATATTTTACAGATTTTAATATTAAAACAGGATTATCAAAATTACAGGAAAAAGAATTAACTAAAAATGATTCTAGAAATATATATATAATTGATTTAGATAATGTAGAAAAAATTAAAGAAACTCTTAAAATTTTATCTGATAGAAATGTACATATTTTTGGCGTAACTTCATCAAAAACTATGTGTGTAGAAATGTTTTCAAAATTTGGAGAAACAAGTTTATTAATTCATAAAAATGATAGATTAAAACAAAGTCAAAAAATATATTATAGAAATGTTATTAGACAACTTACAGATAAATATAATGAAATAAGTTTTGATGATTATTATAAAAGTATTAGCAATGAAAAATTAAGACTTAGATATATAATATTAAAAAATAAAGAGCTTAGATATTACTAACTAACTAACTTATAAAACTCAGTCTTTGCACTGTGGTATTATTTTGGTATTATTATTTTGGTATTATTAATTTACCAGTAATATAGTAGAAAACATATAAGTGAAATAATTATTAGGATGGAATTATTTGAATTATTTAAAGATTATAATCATGATACACCTTATTTTTCGTTAGATAATAAAAAATGTTATACACGAGTTGTTAATATAATTGATGGTGATACAATTGTTATTGTAATAGAATTATTTAAAAATACTTTTTATAAATTTAATGTAAGATTAGATGGAATAGATACAAGTGAATTAAAAAGTAAAGATGAATCATTAAAAAAAAGAGCATTAGCAGCTAAATATAGACTAGTTGAATTAATTTGTAAAGTTGATAAAAATTTTGATTTTTCTAAAGAATCGATAAAAAAATTATTAAATGAAAATATTTACTTAATATGGACTGAATGTTTAGAATTTGATAAATATGGACGTTTGTTAGCAAAAATAAAAAAAGCAGAAAATGATAATGAGTATATAAATGATATTTTAATAAACGAAAATCTAGCCTATGAATATCATGGTGGTAAAAAAATATAATTTTATATTATATGAATTAAAATATAAAATTGTGTAGTTAATTAGAATTATTGAGGAGGTAAACAAGTATCACTTAGTTTATATCCATAGTTTAAAAGAATTGTTGCAATAAGGGGTGCATTTTCATCATTGAATTTTACATTATATGGTAGTCCAGTTGCATAAGCAATTTTAAGTAAATTTTCTTTTCCACTTTTATCTAGTTTAGACATAAGTTCTACAAAAGAATATTGAACTGCTTTTTGAAGTTTCATACTATCTCCAGAGAAAGCATTTTCTAGATCAGCCATTGTAATATTAAGACATCCAGGATATACCATTGTTTTTGGTTCAATTAATTTTTCTTTTCCTGTTGCTTCATATTCAGCAGAGTATGGAGCAAATCCTTCTTTTGTTGGAGATGGTTTGAAAAATTGAAGTCCACCAACATATAAGATGGCAAGAATAAGAGCAAGTTGAATATCATGTTCACTAATATAGATTAAAAAGGCCAAAGCTAAAACATTAGAGAAGATTGGTCCTAGATAATTATTTAGAGGTGATGGGAGTGGAGAATAAAGTTGTACAGCATATAGAATAAGAAGAATTTTTATTCCTGCCATAACGTAGGGGTTTTCAAGTAATTTTTTAAGTTGTAAAGATTCCATAATATGTAGCTTTCTGTATTATTTATAATATATAAAAATAAAAAAAAAATTTAATTAGTTTAAACATTTAAAATTTTATACTAAATAATGGTACAATATATGAATAATAAAGAAATACAATATTATGAAAAAGATTGTATTGAAAGATATGGTGTAAAAACATGTTTATTAATTCAATATAATGACAAATATGAAATAAGATTATTAGATACTATTCCAAATAAAATGTTGGAAAAATATATGATATTAAAAGATAGTTTTTCAGAATTAATTCCAAAATTATTATCGCACAAGTATACAGTTGTATTAATTGAAAAAGTAGAAAATAAAAGGGAAATAACAGCAGTTCATCTTCCAGTGCAATCTCATTTAACAATTCCACCTATTATTCAATAAAAATTTATTTAATTAATTAACAAAACCTAATTGATTAAATAATTATTTAAATAAATAAGTTATTAATAAATTAGTAATTATTATTTAATAAAAAATTTTGTTATGGCAACAAATGTTACTACCAAAGTTTTGGAATCTACCAAAGTTTTGGAATCTACCAAAGTTTTGGGGTTAACTGATGAATATTTTGAATATTATACAAAATATAAAAATGAATATGGAGAAAACATTTGTATTCTGATGCAGATAGGAAGTTTTTATGAAATGCAAATGGTTAAGAATGAAAAAGAAAATATAGGAAATTTAAATAATGTAGCAAGTTTATTAAATATACAAATTACAAAAAAAAATAAAAGTATAGAAAAAGTTGACAGATCAAATCCATATATGGCAGGATTTCCAAAACCAGCATTAAGTAAATTTTTACCTATATTATTAGAAAATGGTTATACTGTTGTTGTAATAGATCAACAGGATACAAATTCAAAAGGCAAAATAAAAAGAAGTATATCTGGAATATACTCTCCAAGTATTCAACCATTAGATTTTCAAAATTCAAATGAAGAATCTGGTTTATCATCCCAGATTTGCAGTGGTGACAATATACTAACAAGTGTATTTATTGAATTATTTTTAACAAAAAATAATAAAGTATCTGGAATATATAGTTTTATTAATATCAATATATCTACAAATAAATTTGAAATATATGAAAATTGTATTGAAAATGATGATATAGAAAGTTTATACGATGATATTTTTAGAATTTTTCTTAGATATAAAAGTAAAGAAATTTTAATAACATTTAAAAATGACAATAATGCGAATGAAATAAGTCAACAAAATAGTAAATTTAGTAAAGAGTTTATATGTAATTATTTTGATTTAGATGAAAAAATAGTTACAGTAAAAAATAATTTATCTGAAGATTTACAAACAAAATTTAAAAATTATAACAATATTAATTATGCAAATGAATTTTTAAGAAAAATTTATACTCATATAGAATTTGGATTACTTGAACCAATTGAATTTTTTAATTTAGAAAAACATCAATTAAGTATATGTAATATATTATTTATTTTAGATTTTATAGGCAAGCATGATATAAAATATTTGGATAATATTTGTATACCAGAAATTATTAATGAACATAATTTTTTATTATTAGAAATGAATACTTTGAATCAATTAAATTTGTTACCAAAAAGAGGATCTACAATTAAGAATGGAAGTTTATTTCAAGTTATAGATAAAACAAGCACTGCAGTAGGTAGAAGAGGATTAAAAGAATTAATTTGTAAACCATTAATATCATGTGAAGAAATAGAAGAGAGATATAAATTATCTGAGATAATTATGAAAAATTGTGATTTAAAAATAATAGATAAGCATTTAAATGAAATTTGTGATTTTGAAAAGTATCATAGAAAAATGATATTAGAAGTTTTACATCCATATGAATTGTATAATTTACATTTAACATATGTTCAAATTAATAAATTATTAATTTATATTCAAAAAAAGTTGAAACAAGAAGAATTTGCTAAATTATTAAATCAAAAAACTTTAGAAGAATATATAAATAGTTACTCTAAAATATTTAATTTAAATGAATTACAAAAATCTAGTTTAAATGATTCAAATAGTTACTCCTGTTGTAATTTTTTTAATGTGAATGTTGTTCAAGAGTTAGATAAAATTAGCAATGACATAAATGAATTAACTTCAAAGTCTTTTGAAATAGTAAAAAAAAAATTAGAAACGATTTGTAAAGAAATTAATGTAGAAAATTGGTTAAAACTAACCTATACTGACCAAGATGGATATCATTTTACATGTACTAAAATTAGAGGCAATTTATTACAAAAATCGTTAAAATCATCTAATGACGGTATTGTTATAAAAACTAATACTAACCAATGTAAAATTACATCAGATGAAATTAGAGGATTATCACTAAAATTATTGAATCTAAAAGATATTTTTAATAAAAAGATAAAATTACATTATATAGAATCTATAAAAAATTTGGCTAAAAATTATGGATATATATTTAACGATATGAAAATTTTTATAGAAAAGCTTGATATAATCAAGTCAAACATACAATGCAAAGAATTATATAATTATTCAAAACCTGAAATCATAACTGGAACAGAATCATTTTTTGAAGTAAAAGACCTTAGACATGCTATAATTGAACGTATAAATGATAATACAGAATATATTCCAAATGATGTATCTCTTAGTTTAGATAAAAAAGGCATGATATTATATGCATTAAATTCATGTGGAAAAAGTAGTTTACTTAGATCTATAGGATTATGTGTAGTTATGGCTCAGTGTGGATTATATGTTCCATGTTCAAAGTTAAAATTATGTCCATTTGAAACTATTATTACACAGGTAGATTTATATGATAATCTATGGAAAGCACAAAGTTCTTTTATTTCTGAAATGATTGGATTAAGAAAAATATTAAAAACTGCAAATGACAAATGTTTGGTATTAAGTGATGAGTTGACAAAGGGAACAGAAGTTATTTCTGCAACTTCTATATTTACAAGTGCAGTTTTAGAATTAGTAAAAAGAAATTGCAAATTTGTGTTTACAACACACTTACAAGATGTAGCCAAACTTGACATAATTAAATCTTGTAAAAGTATTGAGATTTGTCATTTAAGTGTAATAATTGAAGAATCAGGAAATGGAAAAGATGCTTGTATTTTATTTGAAAGAAAACTTAAACCAGGACCATGTAGTGAATTATATGGTTTAGAAGTTGCAAAAGCTATTGGATTAGGTAAAGAATTTATTGATATTGCATTTGAAATAAGAAACGATTTAATAAATAAAAAAAAAGGTATCTTAGATACAAAAAAAAGTAAATATAATAAAAATAAAATTATAGATTCTTGCGAAATCTGTAACTATAAACCAAATAAAAAAACTGATATACCATTAGATGTGCATCATATAAAATTTCAATGTACTGCTGATAATAATGACTTTATAGATCATTTTCATAAAAATTCAAAATTTAATCTTGTTACTTTATGTAAAGAATGTCATCAAAAAGTTCATAAAGATATTATTAATATCCAAGGATATGTGCAAACATCAAGTGGTGTTAAATTAATATATAAATAATACAAATAATTTTCAAATTAATTAAAAAAATTAATTTGTTGATCCGGATTTCTTCATATTTTTATAAACAATAAATATAGATATACAATCTAATATAATTATCACAGATTTACAAATTAACCATGGAATTAGTAAAATCGGATTATTTTTTACATGAATATCAATAGCAATACTAATAATATAAAAATAATTTGCAGATATAGTTAAAAATAAAACAAATATAACTAATTTTGGATTTAAGATAATAATTTGAGAATATTCAAATATTTGTGGAAATCTACTAATTATTAAAATAGAAATAGACAACCAAGTTAAAGGATCTATAAGACTTTTAATATAATAAGAAATAATAATTAAAACAACATAAACAAAAAATAAAAATGCGCTTATTATTTTCTTTTGTTTATCGATTGTATTAGATAAAATTATATATTGTATTATTGAAACTATATCAAATATAAAAAATAATAATGTTTCTATAACAACTAAATTTATTAATGTATTAAATTTAATAATTGTGCAGAATAACATTATAGAATCTGCAAAAAACCATAAAATAGTTAAATAAAAAGAAATATTATTCACATTTTTAGATCTAGAATATATTTGAAAAAAATATACAAAACACCAAAATATTAAACTTAATCCAGAAAAAGTCCAATAAAGCGTGTCAAATAAATTTTTATTCATTAAATAATATTTTTAGATATTTAAATTCATTTTTTAATGTTAATAAAAAATCTTTAATACAAGTAGAATGGAATTAGTTGTATTATCATTAATTGTTGCTCTATTTTGGGCTATAAACCCAATTATAACAAAATATATATTAACTCATGTTTCTTATCCATTTGTTTTAGTTTTAACTAATATTATATTTTTTATATGTATAATTATTTTTGGATATTTTCATTTGGAAACGATTAAAAGTGATTGGGATAAAATATCAAATAAACAAGTTGGATTAATTTTAGTTAATACTATTTTATTTGGATTTGTTGCTGGTATATTATACATGTATTTATTAAAACATTATGAGGCTAATATTGTAATTGGGTTAACTTATATGTCTCCAATTTTCATTATATTTTTATCTCAATATTTCTTACATGAAAAAATATCAAATATAAGTAAACTTGGTATTTTATTTATAGTAGTTGGAGGATTCTTAATTTCACAAAATGTAAAATAATTTGTTAATTTATTATTTTAATTTTAATTTATTTTACATTAAAAAGTAAAAGTATATTCGTCTTGTTGTTTATCTATTGCTTTACGATAAATTTCAGTAATAGAATTATTTTGTAAAATTAGAGATGTTCCAATTATTCTTTCTTTGCAACAATTTAAGCGATTTTTTATTATAATTTTACTTATCATAATATCAGCACCCAAATCTAATTGAACATAAGCATCTTTTGAAGCTGTTGTATGAGCTACGTTTGTATCGATATCACTTTTTCCATCTATTAGAAATTGTGGACCAAATACGTCTGCTGATCCATATTGTGGATTTAATGAAGGAGTTATTCCAGTAGTTATTTTTTGACCTAATTGATTGTAAACTTCTATTTCTGTTAAATTAATAGCTTCGTCTTTACCATCTGTTCTTTGTAAACGGATATATCTTGCTGGTAAATATGGAGAACTACTACAAACTTTATTATTGTCACCTGAACATCCGTTTGTGCAATTTGAAGGACAAAGTCTTAATATATAAGATTTCTCAGGTGTTTTATTATATGTATCCCATTTTGATGAATCAAAATCTTGTATTTTACCACCGTAGTATTTTCCAACACCAGAATCTGTTACCATTTTAGTTGTATCACCATCTTGGATTAAATAAACATTTTCTGTTCCGATTTTTTTAATTTCTCCTACTTTTCTAAAAGATGTATTATAATCTATCCAAGGACCATGTAAAAAATAATTAGAAGGAGCAGAAGGTTGTGTGGTTGTTTGTGTAGAAGGTGGTGTAGTTGTTTGTGTAGAAGGTGGTGTAGTTGTTTGTGTAGAAGGTTGTTGAGTTATTTGTGTAGTTGTTTGTGTAGAAGGTTGTTGAGTTGTTTCTTCTTTTTCTGTTTCTTCTTTTTCTGTTTTTTCTTGTTTCTTTTTAGGTTTGGGTTTAGGTTTAGTAAGTAATATACCACCAACAACACTTAAAATAATACAACAAGACAAAAGACAACAAATAATAAAAATTATTATATTTTCCATTTATAATATATAAACAAAATTAAATTTATAAATTAATTAAAATATTTTATAAATTTTACCATTTGTGTGATTTATAAATTTCTAGTAATTTATCTTCAAAATCATTTGTAAATTCTGTGTAATTACAAATATGACCATTTACAAATTTATTTCTCACCTCTTGTTTTAGATTAGTTAGCTTAGTTAGATTTTTTGACATTTCAACTGCTTTTTTAATATAATCTTCTTTAGACATTGTAACATACTCTTCTAAATCACTATTTTTTAGCAAACTTGTAGTAACATTCTGTGAATGATAATGTCTAACATTATCAAATAATGTAATAATAGGAACTCCCATCATTAATGCTTCACAACTTGTAGTTGTTCCACAATATGGAAAAGTATCTAAAGCAATATCCATTTTATTATAATCAGGTAAATGTTCTAGGTATGTATCAGAATATGGAAGAATATCAACTCTTTCTAGAACTGATTTGTCTTCAAAACAATCAATAAAATGTTGTTTAATTTTAGGAGTTAAAAATTCTTTGGTTTTAATTACAAAACGTGCATTTGGGATTTGTTTTAATAATTGTTCCCATGTTGAAATAACCATTTTATTAATTTTATTAAAACGATTAAAACAACCAAAAGTTATATATCCATTTTTAACACATGGTTGTTCTCCAATATCTGGAATATTATTAATTCCACAACCAGGAGTGTATGCTAAAAATGTATTTTTCATAAAAATTAATTTTTCTTGATAATATTTTTGACTTTTTTCACTATCACAATAGTTATCTGTAATTCTATAATCCATAGATTTGATTCCACTTGAATTTGGATATCCACAATAACTAATTTGAATTGGAGCAGGTTTTAAAACAAAAGTATCTAGTCTATTATCACCAGTTTGAGCAGATAAATCAAATAAAATATCGATATTATGAGATTGAATTAATTGTTTAAATTCTTCTGCAGATTTATTTTTAACAACAAACCAATTACATTTTGGAAACATTTCATCTAATTTAACAAGCTTCTGTGTATAACAATGAACATTAAATAAATCATAATTAATATGATTCAAAATACTATGAATAAAATATGATACAGGATGACAAATATAATCACCAGAAACAAATCCAATATTTAATTTGGTTTTAGATTTTATTAAATCAGTTTTTGATTTTGCATTTAGAATCAATTTATTAACTTTATAATTAGGACATCCTTTTTTATAATTATCAATTACTAATGGATAAATTTTATTAATTGCTTTATGAAGTCGTGCAATATACATTGGATCATCAATTAAATGTGAAATATAATTTACATCTAAAAGTTTATTTTGATATGCTAATGATAGTCTTGGTTTATATTTTAAAGCTTTGTTATAACAATCAATTGCATTTGTAAAATCACATTCATAACATTTTGCAAGACCCATATTCATATACATACTTGCTACTAACATTTCTTTATCAACTGAAATATGAGCATCTTTATAATGTTTAATACCTCTTTCATAATGTTCAATTGCTTTATCTGTAATTCGTAATTCAGTATAAACAACACCAATTTGATTATTAATGTCTGGATCATTTGGGTCAATTTCTTTAGCTAAATTAAAATAATATAAAGCAAGATCTCTATCTTGAATAGTAAAATAAACACTACCAAGACCATTAAGACATTTTATTTTAAATTGATTTAATACTTCAAGGCTTTCTTTTTTAAGATATAGATCAATGATTCCAATAGCTAACTTGTAATGATAAATACTACTTTCTAATTTATTAGCTCTATGATACATAAATCCAAGATTGTAATGAAGCTGATAATCACATGGATCAATCATCAAGACTTGTTGTAAAAGATTAATATTTTCTTCTGGATTAGCATTATAAATAGTAAAATATAAAAATACTAATTTATAAAGTTCCATTGCCTTTGGATGGAATGGTTCGATATTAAGACATTTTTTAGAATGTGCAATAGCAATATAAAGAGTATTTTTTTCAGTAATAGAAAATTCAGATCGTTTATTATGAAGTCCAATTGTTCTAACAAGTAATTCTGCACTAATATAATATGTATTTTTAATCTCTTCTTTATATCTTTGAATTTGAAATTGATTTAATTCATCTAAAAATGTAATTATCACTTTAGAACGTCGAATACAATTTACATATGCTTCGTTATTTACTTTCTTACTATCAAAAAATTCTTGTTGAGCACTATCATAAACTTTTTTTAAATTAGTATATTCAGAAAGAAATTCAGGAATAGTATTAATTTTATCAGGAATAACTTCAAACATGTTTAACATTATTATATTCGCAATGTTTAAATTAATTTAATTCAACGAAATAACTAAATAAATATTATTAATTACATTATTATTTGATTCATTTAAAAATAAATGAAATAATAAAGTAATTGATATAAAGTAATTGTTATAAAGTAATTGTAATGGAAGTAAATTTTGTATCTAATTCTAATTCTATTAATAGATTAAGAAAAAGAGTAAAAACTTTAATGGGTAAGCCTCAACCAGAACAAAGAACACCAGAATGGTTTAAACAAAGACAAACAAGAATTACTGCTAGTGAGGCTGCATCTTGTTTAGATAAATCAGAATCTGTATGTAATACATATGTTAATGAATTTAATGTTAAAAATTTCAAATATAAAACAGAACCATTAAATCCATATGAGACTAAAGAAGATTACATTATTAAAAAATGTAGTGCATTTTATGGAGAATCAGTATTTAAAGATAATCAATTTACATTATGGGGTAAAAAATACGAAGAAGTTGCAAATAGATTGTATTCAAAATTATATAATACAAAAGTTTATGAATTTGGATTAATATCTCATAATAGATTAAAATGGTTAGCGGCTAGTCCTGATGGCATAACACAAGATGGAATAATGATTGAAATAAAATGTCCTAAAAGTAGAAAAATTGATTCTTCTATTCCTCCATTATATTATTGGGTTCAAGTTCAAATTCAATTAGAAGTATGTGATTTAGAAGAATGTGATTTTTTAGAATGTGAAATTGAAGAAATTAATAGCGAAGAAGAATTTATGAATGTTAAATTAAGTGAAAATCAAGATGTTGGAATTATTTTTCAAATACTTGATTCTGGTTTAGATCCAAAATTTATTTATCCACCAATTGAATTAATAACACAAGAAGATTATGTCAATTGGAAAAATGAAATATTACAATCTAATAATAATCCTAGTAATTTACAACCTATTTATTATTATATTTCTAAATACAATGTGATACGTATAAAAAGAAGTAAACAGTGGTTTAATAGTGTTAAATCTAATATTAAAAAAACTTGGGAAATAATAATGAGACTTCAAAATAATAAAGATGATTTTGAAAAATATAAAGAATCTATTCATTTAATAAAAAATAAAACATTTTTAGAAAAATGGAATGGGACATCTTGTTTAATTAATGATAACGATTCTACATTTATATATTACCCAAGTTTGGAAAATTGTGTTGACTCAGAAGAATCAATAATAATAAACACCTCTGAATCTGAAAAATCTAATAATTCTGATATGTGTTTAATAGAATCATCAGAATAAAATTATTATTTTCTATAGTTAATATAAATATGAATAAGAGTTTGGTTAAATCTCCAAGTAAAATTAATATTAATTCAAAATTTTATTTAAATCCAATTACTGGAAGAGTTATTAAATCGACTGGATATGTATATAAAAAACTTAAACGTAATGGATATAACCCAAAAAAACATATATGTGTATATGATATTAAAACTGCTGAAAAATGTTTAAAGAAAATTATGAAGTTGTATCCAAGTATTTATCCACCTTCTTCTTTTATTAAAATTCCAAAAACATATGAACAAGGAATTGCAAGAAGTTTTATAAAAATTGATGATAAAATAGTAGGATATATAGACAAATATGGTAATATAAATATATTATCTAAAAATATTATTACAAATAAAAATTTACCAATAGTAAGTGATCCAATGAATAAATTAAAGGAAGTGATATCTAGTATTCCAAAAAATGATAAAACTGATTATGAAAAGATAATAGATCAGATAAAATATGAACCTATAATAAAAAGTGATCATCAAATAATTTATAATCCAATACAAAATGATTTTATCCCATCGAATAAACCATTAGAAAAACAAGAACAATTAAAATTAATCGATACTATAAATAAAAATTTAACAAAGGTTAATAAAATTCCTGATATAGTATTTGATAAAAATAATAATATTATTGGTTATTTTTAATATGTTAAGTTTTCTTTATGGACCATTTCAAGTAGGCTCGGTATTTATGTAATGAGTAATGAATTAGTCGATAATAATAAAATAATAATAAAATAATAATAACTAATTATTATTTTGTGTAAATGTTTGTTACTGTTTTTTTATAACAGCTCGAATTTTATCTTCTACAACAAATTTTTTATTTTGTAATATACTTTGTGTTAATTCTTCAGCTTTTTGTGAATCATTTAATTTTTCAGTGAGTTTTTCTATAATAACTTCTTTTTTAAACGTTTGTGGTATTTTTTTTGCATACAAAATAATTTCTCCTTCTTTAAGTGCAATTGAGTCCATATCATTGTCGGTCATATAATTTTTTATTTCTTTTTCTAAAAGATCAGATTTTTGTTTTAATTCACGTTGGTGTTTACGTAAAACTTTTAAATCTTTATTAATTGTTAAATATTCGTTTAATTTTTCTTGAATTTGATTTGACATCGCAGTTTATTATAATTAAATAAAAAACTTTTACCTTCAAACCGAACAAAACGACTAAATAAATCAAGAAAAATTAAATGAATATTTAATAAATTGGTACTAATTAGTAGTAGTATTATTAGTATTAGTATTACTGGAATTATAATTGGAAGATTCAGTAGAATTACAAAATTTACGTATTCTACAATTATGTTTTACTTCATTTTGTGATAAAAATTGACCACAAACAATACATTCAAGATAATTATTATATTTATTATTATTATTTTCTTCTTTTGATTTGTTGTTTCGTATTTTATTTATATTACGTAACATGTAGTGTATATATGTTCTACTAGAAATTGTCATTCTATATTTTTTATAATATTAATAAAAAAAAATTCATTTTTATTCTTAGTCGTAAATAAATACAGATGTTTGAAAATAATTATATTCCAAATACACAAAAAGCATTATTTCATAAAGATATTGTAAACCATATAAGAAAATGGATAAAAAATATAGAAGAATTAGGACAACAAGATTTATCAAATATGAAACATATATTATTATTACTAGGACCTTCAGGTTGCGGTAAAACTACAAATTTTAATGTATTATTTAAATCGTTTAATATTATTGATATAGATTCATTAGAAATAAGATCAAGTGAAAGAATAAATGATTTAGTCCAATCCATAGTGGGTTATAAAGATAAAACATTATCAAATATAGATAAATGGAACAAAAATATAAAAGATAAACCAAATATTGTATTATTAGATAATATAGAATTATGTGAAAAAACTCTTGATTTATTTATATCAACAGTTCATACTAAAAAATCTATTAATATTCCTATTATATTAATTGGAAATTCTATTAAATTAAAAGAGTTTAATAATTTTGATTCATTATATAAAACAAAAGATTATTGTACATGTATTGAATTTCCTCAACCTAGTTTACTTGAACTAACAAAATTATCAATAGAAATAAATACTAAAGAAAAACTAGATTTAACAAAAAATCAAATAAAACAAATAGTTGAACATTCACAATTTGATACAAGACAATTATTGTATATATTAGATCAATGGAAATTATCAAAGTTAAATTTACTTGATAATTCTTTTACTAGTTTTTTAGAATCTGTAGAAAAAAAAGAATTAGATATAGATTTACAAGATAAATTAAGTTATCTATTTAATACAAATAAAAAATTTAATATGGATTTTACATATAGTTTATCATGTTCTGAACCTTATATAGTTTCATCTTCTATATTTCAAAATTATATAAATGTAATTGATTACTACAATGACAATGACAATGACAATGACAATGACAATGACAATGACAATGACAATGACAA